CCCTCAATAGGCGCTCTCTTAAGTACTTCACTGTCTACAAAGGATGAATTAAACACTCTCTCTGCACATATCTGTACTGTTGCTGTCTGGTTTGATGTATCATAACTTACAATACGTGCAGGAAGTATTAGCGAGTACTTACTATTATCTATCATACTGCGTTACCATATAAGTCTACCATGTTTGCTTGAGATATCTTTGTAATTTTTACTGGTGTTGGATTACCTTTAGTATCACTATTTGATGTTTTACCAATCTTGGTAGCTCCCTTGATTATGTCATCAACAGATGGTGTAGTTTTTCTTGTGAAAGCATCTACTATGTCCTCACCAGAGTTTGTCTTTCCAATAACAAAACACTCAACAGCCATGCCAAGTAATACCTGACCAAACTCCCTATCACCACTTAGTCCAAATACCTTTGTTGCTACACCGTGCACAGTCTTTCTTAGTTTGCCTTGTACTGTGTTTACGTCCTTACTTGTACTTTTATCAGCTTGCCTAACAAGTCCATCAGTAAGGCAAGCAGCAGCAGTGTTTATATCTGATGAGCTTTTATTAAACTCAAATACATTAAGCTCTTTTGTTGCCACTTCTTCCACAACATCCGTATCTGAAGTGTGTATTAAGAAACCATGTAGGTTGTTAGTAGAGTCATAGGATACCTTCTCGTAAGTGCATTGGTATGACTTACCTCCTTGATCTACTGTACCTATAGAGAAGCTGTTATTGATGTCAACACTTGCCTCTGATATTACTGCATCATCGTCTGGGAATATTCCTGCCTTATTAAGTTCTATGATCCTTGCATCTTTCTTTTGAGCATTTAAAGGTTTAAATACTGCCAGTATAGGTGATGAGTTGTTTACTGTTGATGCTAGCTGGACTTCCTCACCATACATGGTAAAGGTCATTGCATCAGTCATTCCCTGTGCCTGCTTAGTCTTAAACTTAGTAAAGATTACTGGTGTGTACTTTCCAAGGTTGGTAGTTACTTCACACACAGTTGCTTGTCTTACTAGTTCATTTAAAGTAGAGAACATAACCTTTTGGTTGTTCTTCCCGTACTCATAGAACTCTTCAGCATTTGATATTTGTGTATTAGTAACAATACCAGATATAGTAACCATACGGTTTTTCTTTATTGCATGATTACTTATATTAAAGCCTTCCTGTACTGGGAACTTAGTAATCTCACTTCTTGCTTCATGCTCTTCTGAGATAACTGAATGGAACCTAATTGTCTTTTCAACTAACTCTGAGCTTTCACCTGATGCATTACTTGTATCAACTACTACATTATATTTTATTTGTGCTTTATCTGGTTTAGCCATAGTTATTTCCTAAGTGAACCAATTATTTGTTGCCATTTTCTTACCCTTGCTTGGGGATGTTGCTGTGGCAGAAGTGTTCCAATCCTTTGTAAAGTTAGAGCCTTTGTGTTGTACCTGATAGATCCTGTACCTGTCAAAACCTGCAACCTTATCTTTCAGTATCTCTCTTGCTTGCTGAAGTGAAATCTCACTCACATCTGGAGCGGCAGTAAGAAGGTTTGATACGTCAAGTATGACTGTAGGTTGTATTCTAGTATCTAGGTTTGATACCACACTAAGAGTAGCTGGCCCAAGTCTTGGGTTTTGTCTCATATTCTTAGTATCTAGCACAACTGCCTCTTCATTAATAAACAGGTCTGTATCTTTCATATTCTCAAAGTCAGGCCTGTAAGATAGGACAATATTCTTACCTTGTGTATAGAAGTCAAATCCCTCATAGGATAGCTTTATAAGACACTCCAGTAGTGTCCCTTCCTGCTTAGACCTTGGCTTTGGTGTTGTGGCATCAAGAACTCCTTTAGGAAAGTACTTGTATATAAACCTCCCAGTAAAGCCAGAAGCTACCTTTAAAGCTTCTAGTTTGTTCTTTAGTGTTGGGTTATTTACTATTACTGATACATCAACATCCAAAGCCTCCTGCTTAATACTACTAGTACAGAACAGGCTTGTGACACTATTGGGTACATCCATTTCTTCTATTACGTTACTTACAAACATACTGCTGACTAAGTTAACAGGCTCATCATCATGCAGTGCAACATCTAAAGAGATGTATACCTCACCATTTGATAGCAGTCCTATTGTCTTAGTTGCTAGGTTGTATATATCAAACTTAGCTCTTGTGTAACCTTTTATGTCCCGTATATCAAAGTCAACTCTAAGGTTGCTTGTTTCTAGTATCACAACACCAGCCTTGTTTGTGGCTGTTAGCTTAACCCACTGCCCAAACTTACCTATACTCATTGTAGTACCTCTGCATCCTCATCTAAGTCACCATTAATATTAGTCTTGGTAGTTATCAAGTCTGGTGAAATCTCGTTAGTAACTGTTATGTTGTTGACAATCTTATCGTTACTTGCAGCATTTACTGGTGTTGTTATACCACCAATACTACTAGAAGGTAACTGATCTTCCTCAAAGAACTCATTTACAAGCCCTATCCCTGCACCAACAGCACCACCAACAGCAGTACCAACAACCGGAACCATTGAACCTATTGCAGCACCAGCAGATGCAAACTCTAGTACATCCATTGCAGAATCAGCAAAGCTTCCATCATCCTTAACACCTGTAAGATGTCTAACAGCCATAGGTGCCAGACTTGCCGCAGCAGTTAGTGGATTAGCCTTTCCAACAGCGGATAGTGACTTAACAGCACTAGCAGCAGTTACTCCTCTAGATCCTAGTAACTTCATCGCACCAGCACCAAGGACACCACCAATAGCAGTACCACTCACTGCATCCAATCCAGAGCTTGCTGTACCAGTAGTTTCACCCAAAGAACCTGCAAATTCCTTACCTGCTCTTGCCTTTTGTGTAAATGATAGCTCACCAGACCTTTGTGCTCTAGTACCCTCTTCGTCTATGTACTCATCAAAGGCATTTAGTATCTTGCTAGGGTCTGTTGTGTTTGCAGCTAAAGCACCCATGTTGTATGTACTTGCAATAAAGGATCTGGCCTCTGCTGACTTACCTTCCATCATTCCAGACACCATAGCTATCCTTTGCTGTATATCCATTCTACCTTGTGCTTCTGGTAGTGGTACATCTAGGTTTGCCAGCTCTGGTAAGTTACTTCTTCTCATAGCAACTATCTGTCTAGTATACTCATCAGCACCCTTGGCAGGGTCATTGAATAGTTGCATTTGAGATGCAGCACTACCAACTACTGAGTTAATCCCAGCATCTGACAGGCCACCAAATTCTAGTGCCTCTCTTGTACCACGAAGCTTCTCAACACTAATACCAGATTCTGCTGCAAGTCTTATCTCATCCATAGCAGACTTGTTACCTGCTAGTGCAACACTTGCCATCTCACCAAGAACGCCTGTAGCTTTCTTAACAGCATTTGAGAAGTTCTTAACAGCCTCTGCTGAACGTTTCATGGCTTCTTCTTCAATGCTGCTTGACCTGTCTGCATCTTCCTTATACGCTGCAAGCTCTGACATCACCATCTTTCTTGCTTGTGCTTCTTCTTTCTTACTTGCAGCCTCTACCTTTGACATGTCAGCCATATCTACAGCATCTTTCATTTTTGAAGCTTGATCTACTTTCTTAAGCTTAGTTGCAAATAATGTGTTCTCAGCCCTACCAGCTACGACAGCATTGGCATTCTCATCAAATGCAGACATAGGTGATTCAGCATCAGTATTTGACTCAACAAACTTTGCTTCCTTACCTGCCCTACCAGACTCCGCATTTCTTTTCTTTCTACTACCTAGTTTTATCTTACTCATAAGGTCTTCCATACCAGAGGCACTTAGCCCTTGTGACAGTTCCAAAGCCTTTTTACCAGACTCTAACAAATCACTTTGCATTGTCTTGTCGGCTTTAATTATGTGGTGCATTGACTCGCCAGTTTCCCTGTTAAGTATATACAGGTGTGTCTGGTCTTCTTCACCTACAGCCATCTGAAGTTGGGCCTGTGGTGTATATTCTTTAAGTGCTTTGTCAAAGGTACTGTCACCTAAGTACTTAAGCTCTAGTAACCCTGCACTTGAGCCGTCATCATTAAACAACCTACCATCTGGAGTAGCACCAAAACCTGACATACTAGGGTTTGTTTCTAGGAATGTAGGTTCAAGGCTTAGCCCTCTTCCTGGCCCTCTTAGGAAAGATCTTTCAGCAGCCGCTTCAGCTTCCTTACCCATCTCAGTATATGCATTACCAAACTTACCAAGGTTATTATACGGGTCTTTCATACCTAGCCTTTCAGCAGCTAGGCTTACCGCCATCTTATCTGATCCCATCTTGCCTGTTAGGGTAGATACCTTAGAACCTGTAATTAGTCCCTTACGTCTTTTAAACCACTCAGGTGATCTCTGTTCTGGTTGTGGGTTCTCTTCTAGGAACTTTTGATATGATCCATGAGAACCTTCCGCATAAGTTTTTATATACTCTTCTGGTTCTGCTTCTTCTAGGATATCATATAACGATTCACCTGATATAAACCTCTCTTGTTCTGACAAGTCTCTTGGTTTGTCTCTTGAGCTTACAGCATCTATGTTTGCTCTTTCTAGGTCAAAGTACGCTGCCTCATCCATAGCAGCCGCTCTATCACCCCAATCATCCTCATGCCTACCCTTGGTCATGTATCTTTCAGAACCGTATGACTCATTAGACATTGTTGGGAAAGCTTCCCTTAGAACCTTACTAGCTTTATAGGCCCTTCCTGTAACATCCTCAATACGAAACTGTTGATCCCTTTTCTGCTTCTTATTCATTGCAGCTATTTGAGAGTCAGTCATTCCGCTTTTGTTGTACCTAGGCCTTTTGAATAGTGAGTCAGCAACACTAGGCATATACTTAAATATTTCATCATCATCTATCTCCCCCCTATGGGCCTCGAAAGATAGTCTGTTGAATGGTGAACTATAACCTTTCCAGTAAGACATGGTAGGTATAATGCCAGCTACTCCTAGCTCATTAGGTAGTGGCATGATGGTGTTTTGGTCTTTGTAAAAGTTACCATCCATCAACCTCTTAGTTAGTGCTTCTTCTACCTGCCTTTTTCTAAGTCCGTATATCTTTGATGTCTTGGTAGCTTCTGGGATGTATAGCTCAGCTATGTCACTAATGGCACCATATGCATTCTTTAAAGCTTCCTCAGATCCAAGCTTCTTCTCTTCATCAAGATAGTTACTTGGTAGGGTACTTCCTGGCCCTCTGTTAAGGTACTCACCAGCAGTATTTCCTAACATACTTACAGCAGTTTTTAGGTCTTGTTTGCTATAGCTAGATTTTACTCTTGTACGGTTGCCAGAAGCATCTACACTATATACAGCAGACGATCTTCCACCTTTTATCTTATTTGCAAATACTGTTGGGTCTTCACCAGTAATGCTTGAAAACCTCTCCACAGCAGCAGCTACGTTTATATCACTTAGTCCTGCTTTTGATGCATCTAAGTTGCCTTGTAGTGCATCCCTAATAGCTTCTTGTACTCTGTACTCTACGTGCCCAATTCTTCCAAGCTGTAAAGTAGTTCCAGTTGGTGTTCCAATATCTTGATCTTCTTTTGCTAGTAGCTCACCCTGCATCAGCAGTTCTTCAAGAGATGCCTCATCTGTAGAACTACTCCCACTACTTCTTAGTATGTCACCACCATCACCTATTTGGAAACCACTACTGGTATCTTCTATATCTTGGTAATCTTCACTTTCATCACCATAGCCATCATAGTCATCGTAAGCCATTTAGTATCTCCTGCCTAACCAGCTATTCCTCCGAATCCGACTGGCGGTGGAGGTGTACTGACTTGCTTCATGTGTTGTTTAACTTCTATAATCTGGTGCATTACTTCCAGATCTCTTATTGTATACGTACCATCCTGCAACTCTTTTAAGCTACACATTGGAGGACTTACTAGTAAAGGTTTAATGAAGTACCCATTTAGTTCTGGGTATACCTCATTATAATCAACAGGTAATACTGTCTGCTCTCCTGACTTTAACTGTCTTGGGAGGGTTCCTTTACTAAACCTGATTCGAAAAAATCGTGATACTGTGAATGCACTACATGTGCAAACAGCTCTGCTATATGTCCTAGGTTGCCACTAAACATCTCATCTATAGATGTAGCATCAATCTTACTTCCATCAATCCTTACTTGGCATATGAAGTGCCTTACCAATGCAGCACACTGCTTGGGGTCTTCTGCACCCATAATAGCTACGATCACCGCTGGGATGTTAATGTAAGCTATCTCAATTATGTTGTCTGTACCTAAGTACTTGCCAGCTTTTGTTAGATTTTCTAACGCCACATCTACTGGCCAATTAGGTATGTATATGTCTCTACCATCTCTAAGTGTTGCTTTGTAACCTTCCATATTTCTCTCCTATATTCAAAACCTAAAAAGCCCACTCAAGCTTTTGCAAGAGTGAGCCAATTTTCTATACTACTAAATCATTATCAAGTTCACGCTTAAACGAAATCTTTTCAAATGTTACTACCCAAGTAATTGTGTTCATGGTCTGTCCACGAGACATAGCAGGCATGGCAAGGATTACACCATTAGTCATAACTGCTTCATCATTACCCATGTTATCTGTCATGGTTGCATGAATAGGGAACACTACTGCACCATCAGCATCAGCTAATGATTGGAAGTTATTTGCATAATCTTGTAGTAGCTTATTCTCAGGTGCATTCATAAGTACTGGGAAAGTCAAATCACCAGCACGAATACGTTGCATAGAAACAACCATATCACCATAAGCACCAAACTGTGTTGTTGCAATAGGTGCTCTACGCATTACATTAATCAGGCCTTCACCTGTGCCAAAACCTGTAATCTTAGTACTTGCGTATTTACCTTTCAAATCTGGAATACGTAATACTAAGTCTACATTGGCAAAACTATATTGATACATTTTAGCTCCTCGCTAATTATTCTGAGAACTCACCAGAAATAGTGACTTCATGCAAAGCACCTGCACCTACCATCTTAAATGATAAACCACTGTAGGTACGGTTTCCCTTATCACCAGAAGACACGGCTGCTAATGGTACAGAACTAATGATGTATCCTTCAGGTAGGTATGTACCATCTGGCAAGAACCCAGAAGCTGCAAGGCCATTTCTAACTGCTGCCTGTAGTGAACTATCAAGCTGGGCATAGGTAATGTTGATACCTGTTTGTGTGAAAGGTACTTTGGTTGTGGATTGGTAAAGTAGGTTGAACATGTCAGTCTCTACTTTATTTTCTAACCACAAAAGACCATGCTTAGTATCTAACCAACTACCAGAAGCCAAACGAGAATCTGTGTATGCATTTACTGAACTTCCAATCTGAACTACTGCTGATGCATACTTACTTCTAAGTACACCAAACTCCGCAGGTGTTAGATCTTCTGAGGTAATTCCTGGCATCTGTTTAAGGTTTAGTGTGATGGTAGAATTAATACTATCAAACTCTACAGATGCAGCACGACCAAATACGGAAGCAGAAGGATACAGTGAAGTATTCTTACTAAATGTTGTTAGTGTACTAAGTGATGCAGATTTAAGTACTGAAGCGATGTCAGTAGTAATTGCAGAGTTAAGTACAGATAGGCTATTAGTAGTATTAAAGAAGATCTTCTTGGCAGCTTCAGCCCAAGTAGCAACCTCTAAAGTAGTCTCACCTGTTGCACCAGATAGCACATCACGGAAATCTTTATGAGTCACTAGACCTACAAAGTCAATACCAGCAGTTGCCGTAGCAGCTAATGAATCAACAGGGGTCTCAGCATCAATGCCATTACTTACCTTACCTTGGTGTTGTGCAATACCGATAGCTTCAGCTACATCACCAGTACCAAATGTAATACTTGCAGATCCAGAACCTGTTGCAAATCCTGCAACCTCATAGCCATAAGCACCATAGGAAACTACAGCACCTGTTACTACTGCATCAACTAGTACAGTCAATGCTGCTGCTACTTCTGCATGAGTTGTTTCTGAAGATAGGTCTACAGCTACGTCATTAAAGTTAGTACCATCAATAGTAATATCTAGTGTACCAGAAGTAATTGCAATGATATCTTCAATTGAGCTATGGCTTCCACCAATCAATTGTGCTTTCTGGGCAGTATCAAAGTTCATCAACACTACAAAGTCTGTAGGTGTAGGTGTCTGAGCATAGAAGGATGTAGCTGCCTTGTATACCTCACTTGTTGTTGGCCAATCACCACCAACGCTTGCTAGGCTAGTATAAGCTCTAGCTCTTTCTGCTGCTGTGATAGGGTTGGTAGCAGTATCTGAACTCTTAGTTAAGAACCCAAGGATACCAAAGTTACCACCGCTAACACCAGTAGGGGATACTGAAATGCTTACATTAGCGAATTCAGTTAATTCAACTGACATAGTAATTCCTTATTCATTTATTTCAAAATTTAATAGAACCTCTTCAACTGCATCATTTATAAATACACCTGAAATTATCATTGAAGTAATATTGCTTACTACTTCTTCATAGGTTCTTGTTGCGTACATATCTATTGTAAAGCCTTGTCTAGTTTCCCAGAACTTCTCTAGCTTTGCATCTTCTAGGGACACAGGTTGACATCTAATAAAACCATACCCAGTAGACTTCATTAACTCTTTAATTGCTTCTGAAGTCCAACCATGCATTATCTTAGTAGAATTAATACCATCTGTTTCTATAATACCTACCCTGAACCTTAGCATAGCTGGGCTATAGTATCTGTACGTAGTTTCGGTATCACTCTGTTCAAGTATTTCTTGTTTTGGTATACCTACTTGGTACTCTTCTAGTAATGCAATATGGGCAAACTCATCTTTAGGTTTTGGTGCATTCTTTTTTGCTGGATATGAGAATTTTGGTATACCAACCATAGTGTCAATAAATGTCTGTAGTGCTTTTATATCTGCTCTCATGGTGCTTCCCAGTTCTTATCTTTCTCTATGATGAAACTATTAAATCCATATACAGATTCATCTGACTGCTGAATAATATTAAAGTTAGTATCTTTAAACCTTATCTTATCTCCAATGTCTATGCTGTACTTATCAATTACATATAAGGTTCTGTAGTCACTTGTTCTGTGACCACCCTCATCACTGTGTATTGATATACCTTCATCAAATTGAGAGAACTTATTACCAGCCTTAATAACTCCAAAAACATTTCTTGATGTTACTGTACCTTCAACCCAGTCATTGTCATCATTATAGTGCCCTTCACCTATTGTGTAGTGTTTTACTTTTGATAACATCCTAGCATTAAAAGCACGTTGCATTTGCATCGCCATTACTATACCCCGTAAATACCTGTAAAACATATACGTCTGTAAGTAATATATCTCTTACCATATGATGTGGAAAGCAGCTCATCTGCATCTACCTTGACACTAGAAATAGCTTGCTCAATTATTACATCATCAACTTCTTGTTTCTTGATAGGTGCAACTACACCACTATCCCCAGTCTCAGATATCACTGATAGGGATATTAAATGGGCTGCTAAGTATTGGTGTGCCACATCGTAGAACGACAACCACCTAGCAGATGAACCCATAAATAGCGCAGCATCATCTAAGAACATTTGTACCCTATCGTCCTCTTCTTCACAGAACTCGGTAAACCTTTCTTGAAAATCAGCTACACTTGCCATTATTACTTACCTGTTTTCTTATCAACTTCTGCAAGTAACTTACGTGCAGCAGCAACCTTCTTATCCTGAATCTCTTTAACTTGCTCATCAGTCAGTTTAGGTGCTTTTGTAATTTCTAAAGTACCAGCATCTAGTAAGTGCTGTGATACTTCTTCGTACTTTTCCAACCACACATCGTCATCAAGCTCTAGAGTTGCTTCACCAACAATAGTGATAAATTCTCGTGTAGGTACACTACCCACAACTTTTGCGTATACTGACTGGTTACATACTGTGTTGTTACGTAATCTCATTTACTTCTCCATATTATTATTTAATAGTACATAGTGCTTATCTTGATTAGCTTTTACTATCTTCAAGTTCTCATCTATTCTTATTAAGGTATTGTTCATTTGAAATACCTTCTCGTTCACTGATTTGTTTACTACTTGTTGTTCTTCTACAACTGCCATAGCCACTTCAATATTAGCTAACCCTAAGTGCAATGTTAATGTCACTGCACAAAGAGTAGCCACAACGGAATGTAGTGGATTGGCCATGAATAACTCAAACAGTTTTAACATCATGGCAAACCTTATACTAAATTATTAGATTCCGTAGAAGTGCTGGAAAGCATCAGGACGGATCATTTCAACACCTGCAAATCGACCATAACAGTTGATCTCGAATTCCAAACCTTTGTACTGTACAGGCAAATGCATGTAAGGGAAAGGCTCACGAATACGTGCATTATCAGCACCTGAAGCTAGGATAGTGAAACCCTCACCACTTGCACCAGTAGGATCGAAAGCACCACCAGCAGCATCATAAATACCTTCAAGCTCGTTGATGTCTTTGAAAGCATCAGCAGACTTGATGAACTTGTTATTAGCAATGAACCAATTCATAATTGATACATCAGACTGCAAAGAACGTGGAGTGTTCTCAAGATACAACTTCTTCTCAACAGAGATTAGGATAG